CAAAGGTGATTACGAGAAAGCGTTTTGCCTGACGGCCGGGCTAAACCTTCGGTGCTACGCCCAATCGGCTGGCGGCAATATGGACCACCGAACTACGGCGGCCCTTACAGCGGACGTGATGGTACATATCGCTGTTAGCTTGACATCGCCAGCGAGTGGCGGCAGCGCGTTTTACATTGACGGGGTGGCGCAGGCCGTCACCGAAGTATCAAGCGGATCCGGTGCGCTAACAGTCGACGCAACGAGCGACTTATTTCTCGGCCTTGCGGCAGGCGGGTATGGTTCCATTGTCCTGGGTCCCGTCGCCTATTTCGACAGGCCCTTGAGCGCTGCGGAGGTGATGGCCCTGGCCAACGAGCAACTATGAGGGTAACCCCGGAAACTATCGACTCCGCTATCGCGGAAGGCCACCCGGACCTGGAGCTGGAGCCGGGCAATTACGATCCGATACGTTGTCGGACCAGAACAACCCTCACCGCCATCCGTCAGTGGACCGCCCACGTCCGTGGACGTGAAGGCCACGGGGTCTACCTGGCGGCCGGTGGCGTGGTGACTGGCCTACGCGTGACGGGGGCAGATTACGCGGGAGTGCGCTTTGAGAATGGTCAAGGTGGGATTGTACGGAGGTGTTGGTTGGCACGCAACGGGAACGGGATTGCGGCCCATCATGCCCAGGACTTGACCATCGCGGAGAACCTGGTGGAGTTCAACGGCCATCACGTCCAGTTTTATCACGGACTCTACGCTAGTGGCTTAGGCCTCCGAATTGAGCGAAACGTGTTCCGTCACAATAGTGGATGGGCGGTCCACCTGGTCCCAGAGGTCCACGGAGCCAAGGTGACGAGCAATTTAATTCACGGCCAGGCGGGAGGACACGGGATCGTTATATGGGGCGGCGCGGATAACCTGGTGGCGAATAATACCATCGATGAGGCGGACCCCTTGGATATTCGCGGCGCGGATAACCTGGTGGCGAATAACTGGGTGGAGCACTTCGACGTGGTGGATCGTGTTAGAGGAGTTTACTGGCCAATAGCTGCACGGCCAGGAGAAGCGGGCCACGTGGCGGAGGACTTCTGGGGCCAGGTGACAGAAGGGGATTATGAGGGGTGTTTTCCGTATCGTCCGCATATGACGCGGCCAGAGTGGCGGCGGAGCTGGTCACACGGGTGGCCTTACTATATCGCCACCGATCCAATGCCAAACCCTTGGAGCAATGGGGAGGCGGGTACGCTTAATGTACGCATGGACTGACGCGTCCGAACAAGCCGGAGAGGCCGGGCTATTACGATCCATGGCAATTGTCCATGAGGGGTGGCAAATAGCGGCTGGTGGCTATGCGGCCAACGGTGCCACCAGAGTGGACGCGGTGGAACCTCCGGCCGGTTGGTACACACGTCTCTATTCCACGTCTTGCGGAGTGTTCGGACTAACGAGCCAAAGCGGTACCATGACGCTGGAACGGTCCACCGATGGAATCCAGGCGTTTAGTACGGTGTTGACTACGGCGGCGGGGAGGATGTCACCGGCGTTGCCACTGCTAATTGATTGCGGGTCAAGCCGCCTGGTCATTGTGGAATACACCACCGACAACCTACCGAGCTACGATAACGAGGCGCGGTTATGGTATAGCGCCGACGGGGGCGATTCCTGGGCCTTACTGTTGACGTCATACGCTGGGGCCATCCGACACTTTCACGGGGGATTCTGGGACGCCAGGACGGAGCGGCTGTTTTTGTTTACTGGGGACTCGGGTGACGCGGCCTCAATTCTTGTATGCGATGACCTGGCCGACCTGGTCGCCAACGCGGCGCAGTGGCGGACCTGGTGGGGCCTGACGGACGCGGCCCGGAGTACGCTCGACACGGACTACGTTCTTGGGTACGGGTCACAACAGCTATACCGCACTGTTGGCATGATCGCGGAGGGCGACTATCTGCTTTACGGTGTGGATAGCTATGGCCCGGTTGGTGGCGTCCCCATGGTCCGAGTCCACCGCGACACTCTGGCGGTCACGGAGCTGGAGATACCCAAACACGCTGCCGTGGCGGACGTGGGGAAGGTGGTGGGGGAGATCTGGAGCTATGGCCGGTGCGCCAGGACGGGTACGGTCTTAATTGGAAACCAGGCCCACGATCCAGGAGCGCCATACCAAGGCGATAATCATATGCATCTTTACGCGTCCACCCCGGGGCGGATTCAGGAGGCGCGTGAGGTGTTGGCTATGCACGATGGTGGAGCGGTGGGGGTGTTGTGTTTTTCGATTGAGGCGGTGGGGGATCTCACGATCCTGAGTCCTTACTTCGGATCGTTCGACGCACTGGCGGGATACGTTGGCCAACCAACGCAATCAAGGAACGCGTGGTACAAATGAGTAGACTCTGCAAACACTGTTCGCGCGTGGCCATCGTGGGCCGGTTCTGTGACGTCCATGCGGCGCTCCACGTACCACGCCAGGACAATCAGCGGTGGCGGTCACGTAAGGGGAGGCGGTGGCGCAAGGCCTACCTGGCGGACCACCCCTACTGTGCCGATTGCACGAAAGCAAACCGGCCGGTACCGGCCACCGAGGTCCACCATTTGATAGAGCAAATGGTGGCCCCAGATCTCATATTCGAGAGGTCCAACGTAGTGTCCCTATGCGTGGTCTGCCACCTCATGCGACACGGTAAGGGTGGGGACCAGGTGGAGGTGGAGCTGGAGGCGCGTGGCCATGAACAGTTTACGCATTGAGTGGGATCGGTCGTATGGGATCGAGAAGCGGCGGGGGTGGACCATCGTGGTCGATGGTATGGTGGTGGCGAGGGGATGGGGGTCTGAGACCTACGGCCGCCATCACGGAGACCCTGGCGGTCCCTAAAATTTTGACGTGTTAAACCAGGCGTAACAAATGACGGGAAAGATTGACCCCAGAAAGCTATCCCCGCTGGCCTTCCCGGCCATGCCGAATCCCTCCGTGGATTGGACGGATAATGCTACGCTCATCCGGCAAGCGCTGGGAGAATCGCGCCTATCGCCAGTTAATCGCCTGCGTCTGGATTCGGGGTGGAAGTATTCTCCGGCGGCCGTGGAACACTTCACAACAATATGCCGCCAATTCTTCCGACACTCCAAGGGCCAATGGGCGGGCAAACCGATTGAGTGGACCCCGTGGCAACTCACGGACTGGGTCCGTCCTATCTTTGGTTGGTACCGGGAGGACCGCGTCCGTGGCGTCAATAAGGTTTACATTGAGTGCGGAAAGAAGTCCGGGAAGTCCACCTTTGCGGCCACCGTGGCGGCCTACTTCTCGCGATTCATGGGAGAGGGTGGCGCGGAATGTTACAACCTGGCGTCCACCAAAGACCAGGCCAAGATAGTCCAGCGCCAGGTGGAGGAGCTGGTGGCGGCCAACAATGACCTGGAGCTACGGTGCCGGATGGTCCGTGGGGATCGGATAACCTGGCCGGACTCTAATAGCGTCATCCAATGTTTGAGCGGTAAGGGGATGAGCGGACCGAATCCCTTCTTGCTGGTCATGGACGAATTGCACGAGTGGACCAATTCCAAGTCCTTTGACAAATGGACCTACGGAAGCGCGGTCCGCCTGGGGTGGCTCCACCTGGCCATCACAAACAGCGGGGACGATGAGGAATCCGTTTGCTTTCGCCAGAGGACCTACGCGCAAAAGGTTATGGCCGGTGAGGTGGACGCACCGGAGTTCCACGGGCGTATCTATACCGCCGGACGCGAACAGGCGGAGGCGGAGATTGAGGCGGTGGCCGGTGGGGCCACGCGCTTGCCCGTGGCCTATCGATGCAACCCGGGACTAGGGACAATCATTCCCGAATCTTTCTTGCTTTCCCAAATCCGGGAGGCCCTCCAGAATCCAAGTCTAATGGCCAACCTCCTCCGATTTTTTTATTGCATCTGGAGGACGGCGGCCAGGAATGAGTGGCTAGTGAGACACTGGGATACATGCCGCCAGGACTATGACCTGGCCAGTCTGGCGGACGGTGCCAACTGGTTGGCCTTGGATATGTCCTCCGTCACGGACTTGACCGCGCTGGCCATGGTATCCAAAGCGTGGGACGGATCGCGGCCGCCACGTATCTGGCCGTGGTTCTGGGTGCCACGTATGCGGGCCCTGGAGCTGCGCAAATGGACCGCGATAGAACAGTGGGAGGCGGACGGGGACATCCACGTTTGCGATGGTGAGCGGATCAACCAGGACGCAATTGTCCAGACCATTTGCGAGGTGGCCCAGACCCACCAGGTCCGGGCCTTGCTCTATGATCCGAAGGGCGCTCAATCGATTATCAATGAGGTCCAGAAAGAGACGGGCGTGGAGGTCATCCCGTTTAGCCAATCCCACGAGTCATACCACGAGGCCACCGATAACTTTGAGGCGGACATAAAGGCGGCGGAGCTGGAGCACCCCGGCCACCCTATCCTGGCCTGGCAAGCAAAACACGCGTCATGCGTTTCGACCACCCACGGTTATAAGAAACCCCTAAAACCGGACCAGACCGGGGCCCCGCATAAAACGGTGGATGGAATCCAGGCGGCCGTTATGGCCTACTCCCAGGCCATCCACTGGGACGCGGATTCGGAGGAGATTGTGATTTATGAAATGGACTAAGCGCCTGGCCCAGATGGCCCGGAGAATCCTTCCCAGTTATGGCCGCGCCCAACAGCTCCAGCTCCCCGCTAAGACGGCCGGACAACTGGTGACGGATGAGACGGCCATGACCGTGTCCGCATTTTGGTGTTGCGTGCGGGTCCTCTGTGAGGGCGTTAGCCAAATGGACTGGCGGGTCCATGAGGTGATTGACTCCAATGGCTCCAACCGGATCGCGCGGGACCATCCGGCGGACCGATTGCTATACCGGGCCCCCAACCACGAGCAAGATGCGGCCGTCTGGCGTGAGCTAATGATGCGGTGGAAGGTGGTCTGGGGAAACGCATATTCGGAAATCGTGCGGGACACGGCCTACCGGCCGGTGGCGCTATGGCCCATTGAACCGTGGCGGGTGACGCCCTTCCGTCACCAGGGCCAACTCTACTATGAGGTCCAACAGCCTACCGGGAATCCGGAGGTGTTACCGGCGGCGGACGTGTTGCATTTCCGTGGGATGGGGGACGAGTTGGAAGGGTGGTCCGTGGTCCAATATATGGCCCGTTGTCTGGGCCTGGCCATCGGCCAAGAAGTATCCATGGCGTCCCAAATGGAGAAGGGGGCCCGGATCTCCGGCCTATTGTCTCCGGCCGGCGGCGGCCACCTGGGGGATACCAAGGCCAAACAATTACAGAAAAGCTGGAACGCGCAAAACAGCGGCGCGGACAAACATGGCAAAGTGGTAATGATGAGTGAGGGCCTGGATTTCCAGCCTATGAGTATGCCGAACACGGACGCGCAACTCCTGGAGTCCCGGGAGTTCTCCGTGATTGACATTTGCCGATTCTGCCGGGTCCCACCGCATATGGTTTACGACTTGACCCGGGCCACGTTTAGCAACATAGCCCACCAGTCCTTGGAGTTTATCCGGGACTCCCTGGGGCCCCACGTGGTCAAGCTGGAACAACAGTCCAACCGCAAGTTGATAAGCCGCGCCCGGGTCCACCAATTCTATTCCGAAATGAGTCCGAAGGCCTTGCTGCGCCTGGACCCGGAAACCCGTGTCAAATATTACAAGGGCCTCCGTGACCTGGGATCGATTAGCCCAAATGAGATCCGCCGCGCGGAAGGTATGCCGGACCTGGGGCCGGACGGGGACGTGTTCACGTGTCCCGTCAATCTGCAAACGCTGGAGCAATTAAACGCACCGAAACCGGACCCGGTGCCAACGCAAACAATCGGGACCCCGCCGATACCTCCGCCAGACCCGGACCCGGAGGAGGTGGTGGACGGGGAGGGAGAGGAATAGCATGGCCGTCATTGAATGTTTCGGAGTGATTACTGAGGATTTTGCAAGCGACTTGCGCAAGGCCATCAACGCGGTCCCGGCGGCCGATCCAATCGACCTGCGGATCGCGTCACCAGGCGGCCTACTCCATGCGGGGATCACGTGCCACAATTTACTGGCATCGTCAAAACGTCACGTCAACGCGTACCTGGAGGGGGACGTATTCTCCGCCGGTACGCTGTTGGTCTGCGCGGCGGACTACGCGGAGGCCCCGTCCAACGCGCTTATGATGATCCATGACCCATGGATACCGCCCACCAGTGAAATGGTGACACTGGCCACGGCGGAACGTGACTTTGGATATCTCAAGGCCACCAAAGACCAAGTCCTGGGAGTGTATGCGGGCGCGACCAAACAACCGCGCAACGCCCTATCCCGCATGATGCAAGTTGAGACTTATCTGGACGCGGAGGCGGCGTGCCGGATGGGGTTTATTAATAACGTGATTTCCGCACGGCGTGACGTCCAAAACGGCGCGCTGGAGGAATACACGGCCAGGGATCGGGACAAGCTGGCCCAGATGTTAGGGGCCCGCCACGTGCCGGTGGACGTTGACCATTTGAAAACCAAATATGGAGTTAAGTGACTATGACCATGCGAAACATTATCGACGCGCAACCACTCCACCGCCGTGCGCGGATGGACGTCCCGGGAGCGGAGGACCAACTGGCGACACTGCGCGGCCAGGTGGATACCATGCGGGCCCGGGTCCAGGAGTTACTTGAGGGCCGCCAGGCCGTGGATATGACGGACGAGGAGGTGGCGGAGCTGGAGCAAATTGACCAGGACATCGACTACCGCCAGGCGCGTATCCAAGTCCTGGAGCGTGGCGTGGCCCGCCTGGCCGGAGCTGGTGGCGACGGCGGCGGAGCTGGTGGCGGCGGAGCTGGTGGCGGCGGAGCTGGTGGCGACGGCGGCGGAGCTGGTGGCGGACGGCGGACTGATCCTAACCCGGCACCTGGCCGCCAGGCCTTTGCCTGGGGCCGCGATCCCCGGGCCGGGTTTGATAACTTCGGAGAGTTCGCGCGGGTGGCCTCCCTGGCCCAGCGCCCCGGGTCTCCCCAGACGGACGAAAGATTGGCCCGCATGGCCCCCACGACTTGGGCCAACACGGGAAGCGGACCGGACGGTGGCTTTCTGATTCCTCCGGAGTTCTCCGGCCAGGTCATGGAGTACGTGGGTGCCCAGGGGTCCCTATTCGACCTGTGCGAGAAAACGCCCGTCAATCATGCACTGGCCTGGCCCGTGGATGAGGACGCGCCTTGGAGTACCAACGGGCCCACCGCCTACTGGGAGGGCGAGGGAAAACAGATCACGCAAAGCAAGATTAACCTGGGCCAGTCCGGAATGAACCTGGCCAAGCTGACGTGTATCTGTCCCGTCACGGATGAGCTGATGGCGGACGCGGCGCAGTTGGGCGCTTACCTGTTCGCCACCATCGGCAAGAAACTCCGGTGGAAGGTGGACTTCGGAGTCCTCCAGGGGACCGGGGCCGGACAAATGAAAGGCCTACTGGCGTCCAACGCCCTTAAAAACGTGGCCAAGGAATCCGGCCAGACGGCCGCCACGATCAACTCCACAAATATCTCCAAGATGTATAGCGCGTGCTATGGAGATTTCCGTGGCCGCGCAACGTGGGTGTTCAACCAGGATTGCGAGACGGAGTTACTCAAGATGGTGGTGGCCGGTACCTCATCGGACACGCCCGTCTACTTGCCCAGCGGACCCCAGGGGTCCAGCTATGCCGGGGCCCCGTTCGGTAGCATCTTGGGCCGCCCATCGATTCCTCACCAGGCGTGCGAAACCCTGGGGACCAAGGGGGACATTCTCCTGTCCGATTTCTCCCAGTACCTCATTGGGTATAAGACACTGGGGCCGAATCTCTCCACGTCTATGCACCTTTGGTTTGACTACGACTTGACCGCCGTCAAGGCCGTCTGGCGACTTATGGGAATGCCACGGTGGTCCAAGACCATTTCGGCCCGGACCGGGTCCGCCACGTACAGTCCGTACGTGTCCCTGGCCGTCCGCGCATAATCGATCCGTGGGGCGAAACCTCACCCCGGAATCCTGGGCGGTACCGGGAACCAAAGACCGCCCACCTTTTTACTATCAAACGAAACACTCCGGAGGATATGACAGTGAACGCCTACATTGAACTACTGATGAAGTCCAAAATCGTGACGGGCCTGGCTCCCATCACGCCCAGCTCATCCACCCCGGATTACGTGAGCGTGAAGGACTACGCACGGGCCACAATCATCTTGCTGGTGGACAACGGGACCACGGTCACCGGGTCCGCCATCACGGTCAAACAGGCCACGGCCGTGGCCGGTACCGGGGAGAAGGCGGTGGAGTTCGACTGGGTCTACGTGAACACGGACACGGGCGCGTCTGATACCTTGGTCAAGACCGCCGTGACGTCCGACACGTTTACCACCGACACCACCAACGCCAAGAATTTGCTTTACGTCATTGAGATCGACGTGGCGGCCCAGTTGGACATTGACAACAGTTTTGATTGTCTGCGCGTGGGGACTGGCAACGGGGCCAACATGGTCCTGGCGGCGCTCTACGTGTTGCATCCCGGGATGCACAATCCGTCCATAGCGGTTTCCGCTATCACAGATTGACCCCTTGACCCTAAAGGTCAAAACCTTATTGACGCGTGGTTGGTTGGCGGAAGGCGGGCCCGCCTGGTGGTCTTGACAGCGCCAGGCGGGCCCGGGGAAGGGAGAAAGTATGACGTGGCAACGATACTGGTCCAACGTGTTCGACCACGTGGCCCTGGACGCGGAGACCAACCGCACGGCCGTGGGGGCCACGCTGTTGTCCCTGTTTAAGTCCCACGTGCGCGTGAGCGGGTCCACTCAAGACACGGAGTTGACGCGCTATCTGAACACGGCCGCCAGACAGTGGGAGGACGATACCTCCCGCCTGCTTGTCCAGGCGGCGGTGGTGGAATACTGGGACGTCTGGCCGTGGGATCACGTGGACGTAGTCCACCCGCAACTGGCCCCGGTAGTTTCCGTGGACTCAATCAAATACTACGACACGGATAATGTCCTTCAGACATGGTCCAGCGGAAACTACGCCACGGATCTAATTGGCGAACCGGCCCGGATTGTGATTGCTGAAAACGCCCTGGTCACGAGTCCAGCGGTGGACTACCGGCCCAACGCGGTCCAGCTCAATTACACCACCGGCATAGCGGCCAGCGCGGCCGCGATTGAGGCGGAGACCATGAACGCCATTTTCGTGAAGGCGGCCCAGCTCCACGGCCCCGGCCGGGAGTTGATTCTGGACGGAGCCCCAGGCCTCCAGGTCCAGGCGGCCCAGGCGGTGGGCCGGTGTTGGTCCGCTGAGATCCGCCGCAAGATATGGAGAGTATGATGGCGCGGCAAAACTCGACACTCCACCCCGGGGACAAGGACCGCCTGGTGACGCTCCAGGAGTGGACCGAAACCGGAACGGATGACCGGGGACATACGGAGGGGAGTTGGGGCAACCTGGCGGCCAACGCCACGGAGTGGGTGGGGATCAAACCATTGACGGCCAGGACGGCGGAGTATGCGCACCAGCTATTCACGGAGGCAACCCACCAGGTCCGCATGGATTACCGCGCGGACGTCACCAAGGAGTTCCGATTGCTCTACGGGTCCCGGGCCTTGCACATTGGCCACGTAATAAATATCGATGAGGCCAACATAATGCTGGAACTGCTTTGCGTGGAGGGGGACCCCTAATGGCTGATCGCGATGAGGACCTGCGGACCTACATTCTTGCGGACGGCACCGTGGCCGGGATCACGGATCAACTGTTGGTCAATGACGTGGATGCGGCGGCCACGCTGCCACTCATTTGGATGCGGGAGTCCAAGGTGGAGTGGGACGATTCGGCGGACCCGCCGGAACCGGCCGTGGTCAACTATGACGTGGAATGTTGCGCCCTTAGTTTGGATGCGGCCAAGGACCTGGCGGCGGCCGTCACGGCACGCCTGGCCGGGACCCACGGGACCCTCACGTCCACGGCGGTGGCCTGGATCTCCATAGCGGACCAGTACGATGATTACACGCCACGCATGATTGAGGCGGACGAGCGCCTCCAGATTGCGGCCATCGCGGTGGAGGTCATGCTGGCATGAGTGACGGCGCAACGGTCAAGCTGGAGGGGATCTCCCAGGCGGTCCAGGCCCTCAAGGACCTGGAGCGGAAGGCCCAGCGCCGCATAGTGGCCTTCGGAGTCCGCAAGGGAAACAGGCCGCTACTCCAAGCCGCTAAGTCTGAGGCCCCGCACGATACCGGGGACCTGGCCCGCCAGCTCCGCCAGTCCCTCCGATACTTCCGATCCACGGGCGTGGTCCAAGGGAATATCAAACCAAAGCGGACCAAGGCCCAGGCCAAGAAGGGCGCGTCCGCCAGGGCCTCCGTCCTCCACCTGGTAGTGATGGGGACCAGGCCCCACGTCATCCCCGGCCCGTCTAAGCTACCAGGCGGCCAGGTCCGCCGGAACATCCACCACCCCGGGTCCAGGGCCAACGACTTTATGACACGGGCCGCGCGGCGAGCGTATAGCGTGGCCGTGTCAACATTCTCCAAGGCCTTCGGGTCCCGACTTGAACAGGAGGCCCGCAAGGGCGCAACCAAATGACTACGCGTTTTAGTGATAGCGTGCGAATTGCTGGGGATCTCTCCGTAGTTGGAAACATGCCGTCCATACCGCGATCCGGTTTGACGCAGGACGCACTGGCTGTGTATCCCATCGACCTGACGGCGGGCGTGGTCCATGACGCGGTCCAGACCCCTTTGCCTGGTACCAGTGCGGCGGATGACCTGGGGATAAGCGGCGGCACCTACGGGACCAACACGGTCAAGCTGACGGTGGGCGACGTGAAGGCCTCCACGGTCACGCGTTACGGTAGGTGGTGCCGCGTCCCCCTCCCGCCGGAATATGAGGACGGGGAGACGGTCCGCCTCCGCCTTAGCGCGGCCATGGAGACCACGGTGGCGGACACTTCCGCCACGGTGGACGTGGAGGCCTTCAAGGTGGACCGGGAGGGCCTGGTGGACGGGTCGGACCTGGTGACCACGGCGGCCCAGGACATCAACGCGGACCTGGTGTTTTCTGACCACGACTTTGTGGTGACGCCCAGCGGTCTTAGCGCGGGGGACGTCCTGGACGTGCGGATAACGGTGGCGGTAGTCGATGGGGCCACGGCCACGGCGGTCATCGCGTCAATCGGCGCGATGGAATTACTTTGTGACATAAGGGGATAAGCGTGGCGAAAATAAGACGCAGCGGCAAAGGCGGGAAAGTCTACATCGACGTGTTGGGCGGGACTAGTTATGCGGCCGTCCTGTTGGCCCGGAACATCAAACCGCCGGGCCAGTCCAAGGGGACCGTGGACGTGGGAGGCATGGAGGACACCGTAGGGTCCGGCCAACCAGGCATGGAGGAGGTCCCAACGTGGTCCTTTGAGATCATTTGGGACCCCACCGAAACCCAGGACGCGGCGCTCCGCACGGCCTATGAGGCGGACACGCTGTTGGGCATGAAAGTAGACATGGTGGGATCGACCACGGCGGTCCGTCCATGGCAAGGGTATATCACCAAGTTGGAGCCCCAGGCCTTCGGGGGAAACGACCCGGTGACCTGCCTGGTGGAGGGGATCGTGGCCGGGACCGGGATCGGTGCGGACACTGCATCTTGAGTAGGAGGGGGACCGGGCCCAGACAATCGGGCCCGGTTCTTTAATGGCTCCCGCCTCTATTAGGTATACGTGTTACCGTGACAAGAAACGAAACGTGAGGACAAGATGAGCGAAGAATGGGAACCGAAACCGTTGACGGACGACGATGACCGGCCGGTGATTGCGGTGGACTATCCACCGTGGGAGGACCGGAAAGTCTACTTTCGCAAACCGGCGGCCGCCCAGGTGTTGGCCATGAAAAACGACTTCGGAAAACACCAGGCCGGGGACCTGGAGGATGACCAGGTGGCCGACTTTTTTGGTGAGCTGTTGGCCGTGGTTTGCGTGGACCCGGTGGCCACTAGTCACGGGTGGACCACAATGGTCCAGCTCCCGACACTAGTCGCGCTGGGCAACCTGGCCATGGAGGCCATCGGCCTGGTCCCCCCAGCTCCACCGGCGGAGGTTTCCGAGGATTCTGCTTCTTGCTCTGCCGGAACATCGGAGGAGGACGGTACCTCCACCCTCGACAACTCCTAGAGGCCATGCCATTGGAGGACGTCCTGGACTGGTGGCATGAGTACCAGGCCAGGCCGTGGGGTGAGGAGCGGGCGGACGCCAGGGAGCTGGCGTCCACCGGGATCAACACGGGGACGGAGGGGTGGACCATGGAGTGGCCATATTGGAACCCGGAAACCCCGGAGAGTGTCCGGGCGGAGTTTGAAGACATAGCCCAACAAATGGAGGCCCAGGAACATGAGCGCAACAGCGGCGACAATTAGGATTGCGCTGGAGGCCCAGACGGCGGGCCTCAAGGTGGGCATGGCCCAGGGGAAGCGGGCTATCGATGACCTGGGCAAAGGGATGAGCGGACACGTGGCGGCCGGGATGGCCAAGTTCACGGCGGGCCTGGCTGGGATCACGGCGGGCCTGATGAGTGTCCGCGCAATCATCGGCCAGGTCCAGGCGGCCATGGGATCGATGGACGAAACCTCCAAGTTTGCGGCGCGGATCGGCCTGGCGGCGGATCAATTGGAGATCCTCAACTATGCGGCCGAACAGTCCGGGGCCTCCGCCGGGACCATGCAAATGGGACTCCAGCGCATGACCAGGCGGGTCAATGAGGCGGCGCACGGAACCGGGGAAGCGGTCAAGGCGCTCCAGGAGTTGGGCCTGTCGGCTGAGTACCTCACCGGCCTATCCCCGGATAAACAATTCGGCGCGATCGCGGACGCCATGGCCGGGGTGAGTGGACAAGGTGACAAGGTCCGCCTGGCCATGAAGTTATTTGACTCTGAGGGCGTGGCCCTGGTGAACACCATGAAAGGTGGGTCCGCCGCGCTGGACGAATTTGGACGCCAGGCGGAAGCAAACGGCCAACTCCTGGGCAACAATCGGGAGGTGGTGGAACAAGCAAACGACGCCATCAACAATATGAAAAAAGCGTGGGGTGGCATGATCCAGCGCGTGGCCATTCTCGTGGCCCCGTGGTTGGAGAAAACGGCCAACCTGGTGGCCCGTCTCGTGGCCGGATTCACCAAGCTATTCGGGATGGGCGGATCGGCCCAGAGTACCGGCGGCCACGCCAAAGCGGCGGCGGCCGCCTTTGTGGCTCCCATCGATGAGGCGGCCAAGAAGGCGGCGGAGGCGGCCAAGAAGGCCTTGGCAACGGCGGCGGAGGATATCGCCAAGCGTGGCGCGGATATCGCCAAGTCCCTCCGGACTCCCTTTGAGGTATTCAAGGACCAGGCGGCGGAGCTGCGGGAGCTGTTGGCAAACGGTGGGATCGGATGGGAGACGTATGGCCGGGCCATGCGGAAGGCCCAGGCGGATCTCAAGGGGGCCAGGGGTGAGCGTGAGAAGCTGGAGACCCCGGGCGTGGCTGCCTTGACCCGCCGGAGCGCCGGTGGATTCTCGGCCCTCCAGGCGGCCCAGAGGGAGCGCGCGGACCGGGCCCTCCAACACCGGGAGACCCTACTGGCCCTGGCGGAAATAACTAGGGCCGTCTTAGGGTCCGCCATCGTAATCTCACCCAGGAGCATCTAGACCATGACCGCAACGAGTTGGAAGGTGGCCAAGCAAGGGCCTGGCGGATCGTACGATGAGAAGGGGATGCGGTCTTATTCGATCCCATTGGAAGTCCAGACGGATGACCAGGCGGACGGGCCCCAGATTGTTCTTGACTACATGATCGGCCAGGGATTCTCCCTGGGGTCCGGTTATAAAATCGCCAACGATGAGGACCTGAACGCCAGGTGTACGGGCCTTAGTTGCCCATCGCGCAAGTCCAACGCGGCCAAGACGTGGACCCTCACGGCCAGCTATAAATACATTGAGGAGGAGGAGGGCCAAACGCCAGGCGGCGGTATATCGGAGGACCCCACGGAGTGGCTGTGGAAACATCAGATGGCCGGGGTGGCGTGGCAGGAGCCTTGCTACCAGGCCACTAACCTCACGGCCTTCCCCCATCCCTTGGCCGGGGCCGCGCTGGGGACGCCATACACTCGCGCGGCCAATGTCTTGGGCCCGGTGGTCAATAGTGCGGGGATTGTCCTGGACCCCACGTTAATGCGCGACGAACACGATAGCGTCTGGCGTGTCACGTGTTATTCGATCCTGTTCGACTGGGCGCTTCGCAACCTCCAAGGGAAGGTCAACGAAACCTCATGCGGGGTCCACCCATTCCTCCAAGACGTGTATGGCATCATGCCGTTTAGGTTTCCGCGCTATTATCTCAAGTGCAACGAGTCCTCCGCCGAACACCGGACCAAGGTCATTGACGGGACCCTCATGGGATACTGGGAATGGCATTTTGAATTTGCTTACCGGCAAGGTGGTTGGTATGAGCAAATTCTAGATATGGGGATCACGGCCAGGGCAGCGGCGGGAGATCCGGACGGACTGGGCGGGCAAATGGCGGCGCTCAAATCAGGGGCCGCGCCGGTTATGCCACTCCTGGACGGGCGCGGACGACGCGTGCCGGAGCGGGTCCTGTTGGACGGTGCCGGGTCCGCCATGACGGCCGGGGCCGCCTGGGAGGATGAGGGATTCTATTTCTCGTGGCTCAAAGACCAGTTGGCGGAGTTCCACTACGATCCCAACTACGGAACCGGCGGCGGTATACCGTTCAAATTCTTCGAGACGTGAGGGTACCATGGCGCGGACAATCCCAACAGTTGAGGACCGATCCCTCCAGCGGATCGCGGCCCAGGTCCGCCGTCTGGAGAATGAGCTGGAGTCCCTCCGCCGCCAACTCCGGGCCACTAGTTGCGAATTAGGGGACGCCTGGGCCTATGTGGCGAAGGCCCCGGCCGGTGGGATCGCGGCCCAGGGTGGCGACACTCCCGGGTCCGCATCGTGTCCCGTCTATAAGCTGGACGCAGGGGACTGGGCCTCCGCCGGTTTCTTCATAACGGTTTACAATATGGCGGAGGAGGCGGTGACGGGGTCCGCTTATATCCAATGCAAACGTGACGGGGTGACGGGCGTTTTCGTCGCGGACTTTGAGCGCTGTTCCCCGGAGGCGTGATGGGACGGTTTAAGAAAAACAACCCGGGGTGTAATTGCTGCGGAACCCCTCCGGCACGCCAGGTCCTCATCTGGGACGCGGCCGGTGACGTCAACGCGGACTATGGCGGCCAGTTGGGAGTATGCAAAGCAATCTGGGAGGCCAACGGTCATACGGTCCACAAGTCCGCCGACTATTCGGGGACCCTGGCGGACTACGACTTGATAGCGTGGACCATGGCGGAGGCCGACCCGTCTTGGTGGGGCCAGATCACGGGGGCCACCTGGTCCGGCCGATTGTTCCTGACGGCGGAACACTCCGGTTTTTCCGCCACCATCGCATACGTCAACGGGATCTCCGGAGTGACGGGGATTTCCGTGACGGCGGAAACACCGTTCACGGGTGGCGCTATTCTGAACACAAAGACGCATCCCCTCACGGCGGGCCAGGCGGATCTCCGGATGGCGGACTGTTCGATTCTTTCCGGCGGTACGGACCTGGCGGATTTTATCACCGGCGGTGGCAACACGGACGTCCCGTGGCTCCAGGAGAATACCGTGGGGAATATCTCATTTGTGGTTTCGGCCGATAGTTCCTTTGTGGCGGACCACCTCCCCGGCGCGGCGGCCTACAATGCCCAATTTGTTTTGAACCTGGTAGAGGTGGACGTATGACCGCGACCCCGGACCCGGCGGGTGGTCCCTTCCCGGCACCCATAGAAAGAACCATCGGAGAGGTGGAGGACGTGGAGGACGTTTGCGCCGTTTGCCCATCCGACAAATTTCGGACGGATCGATGTATCCAAATTGCGATGGGATGCGCCCACGCATATGAGGCCGTGAAGTCCTGGGGCGCGTGTCCCCTGGACCATTGGCCATAACGTGAGGGAATGGGATTATGTTTCCACGAGTCCAAGGTTTGATAGCGCGGGGTCACCAGGTGGCCAACAATGCGGACGGGGCCATAGCGATGGGGGCCGCCTTTATCGCGGACCTGGCGGACGGGGCCGGGGTCAAGCTGCGGCCGTCCAAGGGATTCGGCCGCCTGTTGGCCCAGGTGGCCACGGCGGTCATCACGTGGGGGGCCGCCACTATGGCCTACCGCCTCCGGAGTATGTTGCCCGGGGAGGCCCCAGAACCGCCGGAGATGGACCTGGACTTTCTAGACACTCCAGGCCATGACCTACCGTTTACGGTCATCCTGGACCCCACGGTGGACGTGGAGCCGGAACTGGCGGCCAACCTGGTCCGCCTCCAGGGAGGACCGTGGGACGGCCGGACCATCGATCCGCGCGACGATGACGCCAAGGTGTTAATCCTGAACCCGCCGGACGGGTCCAAGTCCGGCCGCCTGGAGTATCACTACCGGGGTCCCCAACTCTATGAGTTTGTGGATTCCGCATAATTATCTGTCGTCAAACTGACGCGGACTCCAAGGTGCCGGCGTATCCCTTTGACGACAGCGTCGAGCTGTGTCGTCAATCGGACTCCCGCGGTCTATCAAACTGACGACAGGTGAGGAAATGACTAGAAACAACGGCAAGCTGGACCAGATGGCGGCCCTGTTAATCCTCCTGGTGATCATCGGCCTGGCCATCTTGGCCTGGTTGGGGGTCTGGGAGCTACGATACCAACGATTCCGGAAGGGGTTTGAGGAGACCCCGGCCCGGGCCGTGTCGTCAAAAAGACACGTTGACACGTTTTTCAGATCCGGCTAATTTCCCGGACTACTGGGCATCCACAATTTACGCACACTCCCGGGCCGCCAGGCCACCGCGTTTCTGCCCAGTGCGCGGACCTGGTGGCCTGCTTTTTTGGAGGCGGACGGATGGCAGCTCATCCCCATTTCGTTTTCTATCTCATCTTTCGGGTCCCTCTGGCCCGTGGCTCCAAGATCCCCTGGGACCATCCCACCGGCGGCCTCATCGTGGACCGTCTCCTGGTGGAGCGCCACCCCGGTATCGCTGGGGACCTGGCCCGGGACCGGTTCCACATTAGTCCCCAGGAGATCCTCCACCTGGCGGAAGTCTGGGAGCGGGAGGATGTCAAGCGCGCGTCCACATTGTTCCACGCGTGGGAGGTGGAGCGCCACGAGTTTGCCGCACTGATGAGGGCGTGACCATGGAACCGTGGGACCACGAGCGACTGGTGGAGTACGGACCCCAGTGGGCGGAGGACCACGCCCAGGACTCGCAACGACTTTCTATCTGGCCGTGGTCCAAGGGAGTCCGGCCGGACTTACTAGCACTGAACTATGAGGAGTTGTACCCAATGCCAAACGTCAACGACATGTTCGGATCGGCCTACCTGGCGGCCAGTGATATCCGGGGCCACCGGCCCGTGGTCACCATTGAGGACGTCCGCCAGGAGGCGGTCCAGGACAAGAACGGCCCGGCCACAAAGTGGGTGGTGACATTCGTGGGAAAGACCAAGCGCCTCATTCTGAATAAGACCAACGCGCAGATGATTAGCCACCATCACGGCGCCGACACGGACGCGTGGAAGGGCCGCCAGATTGTTTTGTACGTGGACCTGGTGGACTACCAGGGCCGGGCCGTGGATGGGATTCGAGTGGCCCCGGTGGACGCCACGCCACCGCCACCGCCACCGCCACCGGCCCAGGCCTCGCCATCCGTTGACGTATCGGACGATGAGATACCTTTCTAGAGGCGCTCCACAATGGACGGACTCGGATACGTGAAACTATGGCGGCAGGCGGAGCGGTCCGCCGTCTGGGATGCGGGGGACGGGGTTTGGCGCTTGTGGTGTTGCCTACTCCTGCGGACGTCCCACAAGTCCCGCAAGGCCATCTTGCGAATCGGAGCGCATGCGATGGTGGTGGAGTTGGAGGCGGGCCAATATGCGGTCCGCCTCCGCCTGTTGGCGGCGGACTTGCGGATATCCGTCAACACCCTCCGGCGGAGACTCCAGACCCTGGTGGACCTGGAGTGCATCACGATGGAACCGTCTGCAAAATGTACGCTCGTGACCGTCATAAACTGGGAGAAGTACCAGGCGGAGGGTGTGTCAACCATTGACACACCATCGGACACACCATCGGACACACCATCGGACACACCATCGGACACACCATCGGACACACACCACAAGAAGACCAAGAAGACCAAGAAGGTAAGAAGTAAGAGGGGGACCGCCTTCCGCCCCCCCTCTGTTGACCAGGTCAAGGTCCACGTGGAGACGGCCGGACTATCGGCCACGGACCCGGAGGACTTCTGGAGCTATTACCAGGCCCGTGGGTGGAAGCTGGCCAAGGGCGCGGCCATGAAAGATTGGAAGGCGGCGGCCTCCCAGTGGAACGCACGGCAGAAACGCTGGGACGCGGAACGCGGCGGACCACGGCCAGGTGGCAACGGGGCCCCGGCCTCCAACCAACCAACTCCGGACCAAGCCGCGATCCGGGACCTGTTCAAAAAAGGGGAGTGAGCGTGGATATTTATGACCTGGTTGCCAAGATGCGTGAGGCGCAACGGCAGTATTTTAAGACGCGTGGAACGGATGAGCTACGCAAGTCCAAGGCCTTGGAGCGGGAGGTGGACCAGGCGGTCCGCGACCGTGGCCAGCGCAAGCTATTTGAGGAGGGCCAGGGCCATGAGTGAAGAAACCCTGGCCGCCTGGTTGGAGTATCACGCCGGGGCCTATCCGGGGTTTGGCAAATGGCTCCGGACCAATCCGGACCAGGTCAAACATATCGGCCGGACCCTCTACGGCCTGGAGCTGGTCAAGCTACGGGAGGCCACCGATTTACTCTACGCGCTGCCGGATCAACCCCAGGGGTACGGGTCCCACGCCAGGCGCGTGGCTGAGCTGGTCCGCCAGACCGAAGGCGGCCCCCACGGGATCGATGACACGTACGGGCCAAAACTCGTGGGCGGTATCCTGGTGGCCTCCTGTCCGCGTTGCATGGACTACGCGCTGGTGGAGGTGTTGAACCCCAGGACAATCGCGGCGCTCAAAGCGGGGACGTGCGAGCGCCTGGCCACGTGTATGATCCGTTGCGATTGTGCCAAGGGCAAAGCGCATCCATTGAGATCCGCGCCCATTTGGTCCGCCGGGTTTCCACTGATCTCCTACGCGGACCTGGTGCAAACGGTTATGGAGTGGGACGAGAGTCCCCAGTTTGACGTGGCTATGTTGGAGGTAGCGCGGTCTAGCTTCCAGCAAGTCCAATCAACCAACCTGGACCGCACTGATGAGGAGTTCCCAAAATGAGTGTACGATTCTTTCAACTGGGGCGACGGATGGCGGCGGCGGAGGCGGAGCTGTTGGCCTCCCTGGATCGATTCAAGGGGGAGGTGATATCGGACCACCGGGAACGGATTATCCGCAAGGCGGCGGAGTCCCTGGTGGCGTCCGTGGATGAGGCCATGGACTTGCTGAACCCGGCGCGGTTGGGAGTGGAGGACCCGCCGCGCCCCATCTGGGTCCCGGGGGTGGACCATGAGGAGACGGTGGCGGACCATGAGGAGACGGTGGCGGAGTCCGGGCCGCTATCGGGCGTCCATGAGATCAAGACGGAAGCGGAGCTGGCCACGGCCATCTTGCAAGGGAGACCCGCGGCCACCAGTGACGCGTGGAACCATTGTCCGCACGGGATCGAGTGGGGCGGGTGTGCGGTTTGCATGAAGGCGGCGGAGGCGGCCAGCTACGGGGCGACCGGGGCGGGAGCGCGTTATCCGCAACCGGCGGAGGGTTTGCCCCACGGACTCACCAAGGAGGACGTGGCCAACGCGGCGGCGGAGCTGGTGGCGGAGCGGGAGACGGACCTGGCGGACCTAATCCAGCCGGACCCCACGTGTTCGCACGGGGAGGCCCCGGAGGCCTGCCAAGTCTGCCTGGACGCGGAAGGCGGTGGCCCGCTATGAGTATTCGCAAGCATATCGTGGCCCCGCCGGAGGACGTCCCTTTGTTGGGCCAGGCTATCAAAATGACTACGGCCATGACGGACTTGCTGGGCCTGGTCGATACGCGTTTGCGGGGTCTCATTTGTAACATTCTGCGGACGCCATGCGTGAGTGAGGAGGAGCCGAACGACTTGACCGCGTCCGTGGATCGATTCTCCGAACGACTGGCGGAGGCCCTGGAGGACCATTGGCTCCATTGTGACCACTGGTTGGCATCGCAACCGGAGAAGGGAGGGCCCAGTGACAATTGACCCGGCCGGAGTGTACGTGTATCGATACCGCCTCCCCTGGCCGCCATCGGTCAACGACTATTACAAACCGTTCACGGGTCCGCGCGGCGGTATGCGAATGGTGTTGACCAAGGCCGGTAAGGTGTTCAAGGAGGAGGTGGCGGTGGCGGTCAATAATCAGGGTGGCCGCCCACCGCTACCTCTGCGCGGTCCCCTTTCCGTGGAGCTGATAATTTGGCGGCCATCGGATCGATTATTTGATCCGGACAACCAACTAAAGGCCATCCTGGACGGACTCCGCGCGGCCCGTGTTATCGCGGACGACTCGTGGCGGGTAATAAAAACTCTCCGGTGGATGGTGGGGGCCAGGGATCGGCGTGGCGGCGGCCACATTGAGGTGGAGGTGACCAACGCCAAGACGGACGTGGAACGCGTGGCGGCCCGGAGTGGCCTGGTGTTGGACTCGTGCGAGTCCTGCGGGTTTCCGGTGATTACCGTGGAGGATGGCCTGGCGGCCATCTGCCTGGACTGTTTGGAAAGTGAGGACTAACGTGGCGAAAAAAAAAGCGGCTTCGAAACCCGCCAAGAAGGCGGCCAAGAAGAAAGCGGCGGACGACTAGCCCCCCCAGCTCTTGACATAAACGCGCGGACTTGGTCCTCTGTGGGTGAGCACTCTGGCCACAACGCACCCACGGAGGCCTTTTCCATGTTCCGATTGCTGGCGTCCTGCCTGGCGTTTCTTGTCCTCTCCGGCCCTCTCTGGGCCCAGATCAAAATTGCCCCGGAACACAAAGACCGCGCCAAGATCGTGGCGTCAATCGGGCAAAGTATCCCAGACGGCGCGGAGGTGAAGGGCCCCGGGTTTCGATGCGTGGGGGCCCAACTCTGGCAACCGCCTGGCTCCAACCAGGTGGCCATCTGGGCCGCGCCTGGTGAGTACCTGTTGACCTACGAGGTTATGTGGATTCAAGTCCAAGCGAATGACCAGGGGGAGATAGTCCTGGTAGGGTGGGATTGGGTCAAGGAGGAGGCCCCGTTTACGGTCACCGGGAAGGTGGACCCGCCGGACCCTCCGCCACCCCCACCGGGAAATCGGTGGGGGATAATCGTGGAGGAGACGCAGGACCGAACACCGGCCCAGGCCTATCTATTCCAACAGCTCCGCCTCCGGTGGCCAGCGGGCCAGGCCCAACGCGTGGACTTGAAAGACCAGGACTTACTCCCGCCGACAATTGCCCAGGCGGTACGTGAGGCCAACCTAGCGCTGCCCGTGTTGGTAAGCCTGGACAAAACAGATGGTTCGGTCGTTGGCGTCGCTAAGATGCCCGCCACCCTGGACGGTATCGCGGAGGTGTTGGGGTATGAGTAGCTTGATAATCCCTCCCGGAAAAAAGACGGGGTGTCTGGTCCGCAAGTCCAAGCCTGGTGAGTGGTCACCCATGGCGGCGGACAAGATCGACATTATTCCTCACCAGGAGTGGACCCCTTGGATTGACAAGGTGGACTTGCGGCCGTTTGGTGGCGTGCCCAATGACCAGAACGGCGTGGGGAGTTGCGCCACGGAGTCCACGGAGAAGGCCGTGGAGATCGCGGAAGTGATGGCGGGCATGGAACGCGTCCCCCTCAATCCGTGGTTCTTGTATTACCACTCATCCGGTGGCGTGGATCGTGGTAGCTCCATCGATGAGAATCTACGACTGGCCCGGGAGATCGGCATAGCGCCCAGGTCAGTATGGGACCGGGACAAGGGATGGCGGACCAGGCCAAGCGCGGAAGCGTATGACGCGGCGCTCCGCCATCGCATCGAAGAATTCTATGACGTCACCTCCGTGGATGAGATTGGGAGTTGCCTGATTGCGGGCCTCCCCGTGGTCTTTGGATGGGAGGGCCATAGCGTGGTCTTCACGTCCCTCAAGTCCCTGGTGGAGGCGGAGTACCTAAATAGCTGGGGCGCGTGGGGTGATCAGGGGTATGGCCGTCTTGATATGCGGCGGGTCAATTGGGCCTATGGGGCCTATGCCGTGCGCGTGGCGGGCCAGGCCATTTAACGAGTGATGGGGTGGTTTTCTTATGCCAATGGACTTGCAAGTGTTGGGGTCAAGTTTGGCCCAGGTGGAAGCAACAAAAGGACATTTAACCCGCAAAAACCGGCGGCGGTTGGGACTTCTCAATCGCCACCTGGTTGGCTATGCCATCCAGGCCGGACGTGAGGGCGTGGACCTGGCCGCCATGAGTGACGATGAGCGCATAGCTTACCTGATTGCGTGCGCGAGTGACGCGCATCCTGAAGGGTGGGCGGATCCGCAATTGGACTGGAGTGGCATGGCCGAATTTTTTGCGGCCATTATGCCATTCTTGCTACAACTGTTTGCGCTGTTTGCTTGACAACAATTCGGACAAATCACGTGGGGGACCCTGGGAGGGGTCCCCCTTTGCGATAACGGGACAAAGATGGCAAAACAACCGGAGGCGGCGGAGGCGGTGGTGGTGAAGACCATCTGGGGCGTGAGTGTCAAGGAATGGGTGGGGATTCTGCAAATGGTGGGAATCCCTGGGGTTTTCATGGTGGGGACATTGGTTCTGGGATACTTGAACCTCCCGCCAGTGGTCCGGGCCCAGATACAAATGATGGACCGGACCGGGACCACCCTAGAATCGATGGATGCGACGTTGCTTAAGATCCAGACCCAACAATATCCGAGTCCGGATTTCCGCGCGGAGGTGGACACGGACCACGCCCGGGCAGAGTTGAAAATCGACCAGGCCAACGTGACCCTGGAACAAATCAAAACAGCGGTAGAAGGGGATTGACCGTGGGATTCAATATAGGTGCGGAAAACCGGACTCGCTATAACGCAAGTATCGCGGCCGCGCAAGTTTGGGCGGAGACGTTCTGGCGAACGCCAGGCAGGCCCGTGGCACTCGACTTGGGAGCCATCGGGTACTGGGATCCACGGCGTGGAATCGGGGTAGCCGGTGCTGCGGACGTTGCGAGCTGGTTGGACCTGGTGGCGGGCTACGACATGGCCGAAGCGACGGACAAGCCCGTGTTTGCTTTGGCAGGCGGTCCGCAGGGTATCCCGTCCGTGGGGTTTACGGCGGGTAATTCCGACCACCTGAGTAATGCCGATTCCGTGTTTGATGACTTCGAATCGTTTTCCATGTCCGCTTGGATTGCGCCCACTACCGGGGTAGCGAGTGGCATTATTGCCAAAGGTGATTACGAGAAAGCGTTTTGCCTGACGGCCGGGCTAAACCTTCGGTGCTACGCCCAATCGGCTGGCGGCAATATGGACCACCGAACTACGGCGGCCCTTACAGCGGACGTGATGGTACATGTCGCTGTTAGCTTGACATCGCCAGCGAGTGGCGGCAGCGCGTTTTACATTGACGGGGTGGCGCAGGCCGTCACCGAAGTATCAAGCGGATCCGGTGCGCTAACAGTCGACGCAACGAGCGACTTAT